CCCGTCAATACCAACCCGATTCAGAGCAGTATTTACGTCAGCAGAACTTATTACCCCTGGTACTAACAGGGTGTTTTTGCGTCGTAGCCGGACATTACCGACATTGCCGACGTAGTAGGTCATGAATCAATCAATTCCAGGAAGACGCCGTCTACAGTAAACTGGATGGCAACACTGGTTAACTCACCAGTGCCAACCGTGATGCTTGCGTTGGTGATGTAAGCATTAAAGCGAATGTCGTCTTTTATGTCAACGCCAGCGCCTGGTTGCACACCAGCCCGAAGTACCAGCAATACACGGTCATCGGTGGTGACGCCAGTGGTACTGGTTTTCATTACCTTGTTAAGCAGTTGCTCAAACTGCACGCCTACGTCGCCGCCTTCCTTGCGGTAGTACATGACAGTGGCCGACCCGGTGGAGCTGACCATACCAGGTGTATAGGTTTTAACGGCAGTGTCGATGGTGGTGGTCTCCAGCAGCTCAAGGCTGGTATCCAGCGACCAGTCACGAATCTTTACAACCGCTTGGGCTGCGTTAGGCGGTGTGCTGCTATTGAAGAAGAGTGCGCCAGTGCGCCCGGTGTAGAAACCCATTACTCGGACTCAGAGCTGTAGCGCCAGTTTAGCGCGTGACAAACAAGCTGTCGCTAAAGTCTGCAATCAAACTTTGGCCTGCATTGTCACACGGGTGTTCGGTGCCTCGTACTGTTATCTCGCCTTCCTCGTCCATTTGAACCTCGATGATGCGGAACACCCGCTTTGCCTTGACGGTTGTGCCAAGGACAAATAGCCATCCTTCATAGCCGGCCAAGCTGCTGGCGACACTGCCAACAATGCTGGCGCTTTGAGTGACAACAACTTGACCAGAGCGATACAGCAACACGTTGTAGGTGCCGTTGGGTACTGTTTCAGCCAATGGAATATTCAGCACTCCAGCAGCTTCAACCTGTCCGCTGTAGATGCCTTGCCATTCCTGTTGCCCCACATCCATGTAGATGTAGCTGCCTGGGGACAGCGGGCTATCAGTTGGAAATGTGCGGAATTCAATGTTGCGGCGGACGTGGCGGCGCTGCTGGCACAGGTACTTAGCAAACAGAATTGCTTGGGCGCGGTTGGTGACGTAGCTAGAAAGGTCAAAAGTTTGGCGGATTGAGTTGACCTCTGTAGCACCAGCCAGTGATACATCTACGCTGCGGTTGCGTGGGAACACACCATCGACTTCAGTTTCGCGGTAGATGACACTAGCAATTAAGTCTTGTACGCTGCTGCCGTAATCAATAAATTCTTCGCGGTATGAATCTTCAAGGATGTTGCCCGCATTAAACATTGCCGTGATAGGCACTGTGCGGATAATGTTTCCTGCATTATCACATGGCACTGCTGGCACTAAAGTTTCTTTGCCGCCAATACGACCAAGTTCCAGCAGGCTATAGGCCGCTGTTTCCGCCCAAAATTGCCGCCAAGGTGTTTGGTCAGCAATGACGCCATCAAAGAATAGGTTGTTGCGTTGGCAGAATCGTTTTGCCTTGGCAAGCGCAACAAGATCAACCCCTGCTACTTTGGCATACAAACCAATGCCATCTACAGGGTCAAGGATGGTATCTAGGAAAACCTCAGGTGCAAAACTTGTAGCAACATTAGGTGTGCCGCTGTAACTGCCGTCGTCGTTTAATTGACGTACCAATCGCCCTTGCCTAACAAAAGCTGTTATTGAACGCAAGTCTTGCACACCTTGACCGCTGTATGCGTTGAAGCCCAACAAGCTAAGGTTTTGGTAAAGCTGTGGGTAAACACTGAGAGCTTCAACTCGTTGCTCTGTTACAGCTTTAATTTCAATCTCAGGCCCATTGTCAAAGCTAAATTGAAGCTGTGTGTCCGAACGAGTAGAGAAAAGGCTCCACTCATCAATCTCGGCAGGGTTGATGTTAAGCGGCGGCAAGTTGCCGTCACGGGCTTTTAATAACCCCTTGAAACTAAATGAGGTGCCATCTGGATTGGTAATTACTTGCGTAGGGCCACTGTTTTCAATATATGCAAAATCGGCAGTGCCAACTTCGCGCATCTCTGATGCACTGTCAGCAATGGCTTCAAAGCGAAACTGCCACTTGCCGATATTGTCGTTTGCTTTGAATTTTAAGGAGATGTAGTTGTCAATGTCTTGGCCACGGCGGATGGCAAAAATACGGCTTACGCGATTCCACTGTGACTCAGGGGCAGCAGTGCGTCGGTAATACATCCAGAACATAGACACGCGCATTGCCAAGCCATTGTCGCTGTTCTTAAACGCGGGTTCCTTTTTCTCGCCATACTTTCTGGCACGACCGTTAATACGCTTAAACACACGAGCGCGTAATGCAAAATCAATAACACGGCATTCGGTAATACTTTCATAAGATGCGTCTTCAATTTTAACCAAGCACTTGGTATGAAAGTTATCATTCCACAGTTCCGAATTATCCAGGATAACTTGTTGCTGGGTGATGCCTGCTTCTTTAACAACAATGCTATTGCGGTAACCTTGATTGCGGGTGTCCATGGCGTCAGTGTCTAGTCCGCCACCGCTGGCACTGACATTGGTGGCGCCAATGCTGACCATATCTTTGCGTAGCTGTTCAATTTCACGCAGTCGCTCCTTTCTCGTTGCTGTATATGAACCATCAAAAAACTCAATAAACAAAGTACGCAATTCTTTTTCTTGATTTGAAATTGCTTTGCTTAGCTGGGCAATTTTTGACTTTTCCGACCTTGTAACACCTCCAGCTTGGAAGTCGGCAATCTGTTCTTCATTTATATCAATGGCTGAAATTAAAAGGTTAATGTTTGCTGGATAGATAGGATTAAAACTAATTTGCGAAAAGTTTTTAATTTTGTTTTGTGTTTCTTCATAGTCTACTAGAGCATCAAGCCTAAAGTAAATTTGCGCTAAGTATTCATTTAACTCTGGCTCTACATTGGCACTTACAACTTCTACCGGCAAAAAGATTGGTTCATTTGTTAACAGTAAAGCTTCTAGGGCTACAATTTCATCTTGCAACAGTAAGATTGCATCTGTTGCCTCAGTTTCATTTTCTTTGTAGTCAAGGGTTTCATAGTCTTCTTCTGGTGCTGCACCACGTTCAGTGCAAGTAAAAGTAACGCTAAGTGTTTCGGCGTCTAGGTCTACGCCAGGAGGGAATTCTGTTATGCGAAATCTTGCACTGCCATATTTGTAAGTGCTTGCTAGGTCTAAAGTTTGAAACAAGCTACGCCTTAGCTCTGCTGCTGTTTGTAGAACATCTTTTTTCTTTACTGGGGTTATTGTAGAACTTTCAAAGGTAAGCGTAAAACTTACGCCTGGTTGAATTATTGGTCGTCGATTTGTAGTTGCCCAATAATCATTGCGGAATCCAGCGTCCATCGTAATGCCAATAAGTGCTGTTTGCACTTTGCCTTTATCATTTCTATCTAGAACATTTACGTTAATTGGAATAGCAGAGTAGATGCCGCATTTAGTTAAAGTACTAGGGGAAAATGCTTGGCTGAACCCCTCAGCGCGTTCAGAACCTCCTGGGCTTACTCGGTAAGCAAGTGTTGCCTCACCAGCACCATCGCGGCTTGGGTCCTTTGTGTTGCCAACTGGTAACTTTAAATCTGAAAAGTTAATCCTGCCTGTAGGGTTGTAATAAGCCCACACATGTTGCGAAGGGAATTGCCTTACAGGTGTTTGACCAAAAGCTAAGCGGTTAATGTCTATATCGTTAATGCGCCCTGCACCAACCACCAGCATCATCTGCAAAAATTGACTGGAGCCAAAACTATCAATGGCTGACCACACTAATGATGTAGCAACACGAACGCCGCCAGTGGTGTTTTGTGCGGTGTTGCAGTACACCAGATTAACCGGGTCGCCGTAAACGCCTAATTCTTGGACAGAGTTAAAGCCAGAACGCGGTGAAAACCGTTGCTCGCGTGGCTGGCGTTGTGATTTTTGTGATGGTACGGCAAGAAGCATAAACAGCGCAGATGCCGCTGATAGCACAAAGCCGATAATGGCAAGCACTAGTGCAACCCCTGCCTCGGACCCAGCTTGTGGTGTCTGCAGCTTGTCTTCTAATGCCTTTGTATGGTCAAACTGCGCCTGTGCAAATTCCAGGTACTCCTGCTCGCTAATTCCTAGTTCACGAATCAGTTGGTGCTCGTAAGGCAGCAGGCGGCGCGTCATTTGTAAAGCCTGAAGTAATGGCCGGAGCCAACGGGAATTGCAGTGCGTACTACACCAACCTTTTCGCTGATGAATAGCACGGTGCCGTCATC